ATGAAGAAGGGTGGTTCTGCATCGAGTAAAATAAAAAAAGTAATAGGCAAACTTAACAAAGCTTCTAAAGCACATGCTGGTCAGGCAAAAACCTTGAAAAGCATTATGAAGAAGAAGGGTAAAAAAAGGAGGTAGTATGAAGTTACTAGAAGATATTTGGGCATGGCTCAAAGAATGGAACAATTGGAAAGCAAAAGATTGGATTAAAGCTGGCGTTGTTGCATTAATAGTTATTTTAATAATTGGAGCAATTTAATTAATGGAAGGCAGAGAAAAATATTTATCTCAACAAGCACAAAAAAGTCGTCCCTTTTTTACTAAAAGTTATGAAGGGATGACTTCAAGAGACGACGTTAGAGATTTTGCACGTAGTTCTCAAGGAAAAAATTATAATCGTATAAAAGATTTACAAGTTCAACTCCCTAACATGGATCGTAACGATCCACGTGTGCAGGAATTAAAACAGAGAAGAAGATTTCATAATAGATTTGGTAAAGACATGATGGGTGAAGTTCTTGCCATGTCTCCACAGGCAGTAAGAGATGATTATGTGCAGATGAGTGGAGATGTAAGAAGAGCAAACAAACCAGTTTTTAATAAAATGTATCCTTTTACTGGACTAGCAATGGATTACATGGATGCTGGAGGTCTACCGGGAATATTAGCAAAAACTGGTGCTAGTTTTTTAGAAAATGTTTCTGATTTTGGAAAAGGTTTATTTGAAAAAAAAGGTATTACAGGCAATGTAGATGTGGACGAAGAAGAAATGCAAGACTACGCAGCGCAGACTTTTGGGTTTGATGGCACAACAAGACCGTTTCCACAACAAGATTTTTTTACAGACACTGAAACTTTTCGTGAAAGGGATGTAGATATACCACGTATGGATGATGACGTAGGTGCTTTTTACGAGTATGATAAAGATGACAATATAGTTATGTCACCAGAAAGACCAATGCCGTTTGATGATTCTAACAGAGAAGCAGGCATTATGAGTCAATACCCAGGAACTAATTTTATTGGACCAAGAGACAATCCTAATCGTAGACCTACGATGGCAGATGTTGCAGGACCAAGATTAATTGACAGAGGTTTATTTCCTTTCCCTAATTACAATGATAATCAAGTAGATATTATACCATTGCCTTACGGAGGCAGAGGAGAAATGCCACAAATAGCTGATTTTGGATCTGGTGATTTTTACAGCGACATGAGAGAAGGATTTGAAAGAGGCGAAAGAGAAAAACAACTATTGAGAAGAATTCAAGAAGACGAATTTTATAACAGAGGAAGATAGTGAGCAGAAGTGCGTATTTAGCGAGAACAAGAAGTAGAGGTGTAGGATCTAACCCAGCAGACAGATCTTATTATACAAGTGGTAGAAATACTAGTTCACAAAATAACAATAGAACAGGACAAAATAATCAAAACACGGGTAGAATAAGAGACACAAAAGTAGAACAAGAAAGAAATGAAGGTTCTTATTTAGATACAAAAATAAAAGGAACAAATGAAACCTATAGAGAAAAAAGAAATAGAGAAGCAAACGCTGCTTTTTTAGCATCTCAACAAAGACAAGAAGATATGCAAAAAGCTATAAATCTTCAAAAAGTTACAGGAGGTAATATAAATCCTGATACTGGAGGTTTAACAGATGAAGAATTAGAGTTTATGAGAAATACAGGTTTATTTGCCATGGAAGCAAGTGGAGCAATGGACAATTTTGGACTTGAAGCAGAAGCAAATAGATTAAAAAAAATAATCAATGAAGGTGGAGCTGGATATAAAGAAGCATTAGCAGAGTTGACACGATTATCCGGTGGTAATGAAGAGTTAGCTAAAGTAAACGCACTAGGAATTCAAGAATATATTAATAGAAAAACAAAAGGTGATCCTAATGCGATGACAGATATTCTATCGGGAAAGACAGAAATAAAAGGATTGTCTCCAGATTTTTTTAAAAATTTTACAAGTCAAACAGGTAACGTGGCCATAGGCAGAGATGAATTAGGAACATTTATAGGTGGGGATGCATTAGGTTATGATCAATTTGGAACAACAGTTTTCAATGATGCTGACGAACAATTTAGAAGTGATTTTTATACTCTTTCAGATAAAAATGCACCCATAGATGCAGCATACAAAAATTTATTAAAAAGTAGATTAGGGTACTCAAGCAGCCCGTATGGGTTTGGCGGAGGTGGTGGCGGAGGCTATGGATATGGCTACGGCGGCGGTTCCGGCGGTGGAGGTGGTGGCTTTGGTTACAACATGAATCCGGGAATGCAAGGACAACCAAAACAAAGAGGACAAGTAGGGCCAGGAAGTTTACAAGAACAAGTTAACCAAGCATTTTTGTCAGGTGGTAAACCATTTGCCAAAGGTGGCATAGTTACTTTAGTGGAGGATTAATATGTTTGGATTACCAGTAGAAATGATAACAATGTTAGGCTCATCGTTGCTAGGTGGCTTCATGACTATATGGGGTCAAAGCATCAAAGCAAAACAAGAAGAGCAAAAGTTATTGATTGCACGTGCCAACGCACAGATGAAGCACATTGATAGTGCTAGAAGATATGAAAATAAAGGGTTTCAATTTACACGAAGAATTATTGCACTTACTGCAGTATTCTTTATAATAGTTTGGCCAAAG